ATGGGGATACTCAAATCGACAGACATCAAGTTGAGCAAAAAAGCGCAGCGAGTTTTTAACTACATGAAAGAGTTCGGTTCAATTACTACCCTAGAGGCCTACAACGATTTAGGCGAAACACGGCTGTCTGCACGTATCTTTGAACTGAAAGACAGAGGTTTTGACATATCCTACAAGTGGATAGAAGTTCTTAACCGCTACAAAGAGAAATGTCGTGTAAAACAATACTACATCGTAGAGGCTGCATTATGAAAATGCGACGGGTTAAAATTGTGTACGGCGAAAAGAAAATATCGCTGTTTGAGACGGAACGAGAGGGCGAAAAGTTTGTCGGCACAATCAGAGAATGTCTGTTATTCGGTATGGGATACGGCACTGATCAAGCGGCGGAGTTACGCTACGAGATGGCAAGACTGAACCGCCCAAAAAAATAGATAGGAGTGAGGGATGTATGAAGGGGTTAAAAGAATTGAAAGTGGTATTTTACGGAGTTGATGACTGGGATAGACCTGTTTTCCGTGATGTCTATGAACAGGACGGTAAGTACCGCTACGGAAACAAGTTTTTCGGTGATACCGATAACCTTTTTTGCGGCTTTGAAAAACTTATGGAACGCTACAAAACAGGCGTTGATAGCCTGTGTTATTTCGGCTCTTGCTTTGGGTGTGAACCTGACGGCGATAGTCCTGAAGAGCTGGGTGTCAAATTGATTTTTGATGCCGAGTTAACACAAAAAATTCAAGAAGGAGAAATCAATGTTGTATGAGCAAGTTGTTGAACGTGGTAAAGCACGTTTAACCGACACAAGCGCAATGAGCCGAAGCGAATGGCTTAAATTGCGTGCATCGGGAATCGGTGGAAGTGATGCGGGGGCAATTATTGGCTTAAATAAATATGCCACGCCCTTGAGCGTTTATTTTGCAAAAAAAGACCTTGCGGTGCATGAAGGAAGTAAAGCTGCCGAATGGGGAAACATACTTGAAGACCCGATACGGCAGAAAGCACGTGAAGAGCTGGGGATTGAAATTGAAACGGTTCCCGGTATGTTCACGAACAAAGAACACGATTTTATGAACGCCAATTTTGACGGATTGGTATTCGTTGAAGGGGAAAAAGAAATCGCCGGTAGTGTTGTTTCCGGTCTTGGCGGACACGAAATAAAAACATCACGTACCGGCGATGGTTTCACAACAGACGAAATTCCCGATAGCTACTATGCGCAGGTTCAACATTACATGGCAGTTACAGGGCTTACCTTCTTTGTGCTTACCGTTTTTATTTTCGACCAATACACAGGAAGGCATTATGTTATTCCGCGAAATGACGAGTTTATTGACCGGCTTATCGAAGCAGAAAGTACGTTCTGGAACGATTTTGTACTTGCAAATGTTATGCCTGCTCCTACCGGCAATGAAAACGAGCTTGACCTCGTGAAAGCGTTGCCGATGTCCGAAGAAATTACGCTCAACGAGGATACCGAACAACTGCTCGAAGAGAAGGCTGCTATCGACAGTCAAATCAAAGACCTACAGGAAAAAAGCGACATACTCAAGGAGCAGGTGTTGATTAAAATGACACAAGCATCCGGCGGAGAAAATGCGTCTAAGACAATCGCAACCTGCGGCTGTTGGAAAATATCGCTTAACACACAGGTTTCAAAACGGGTTGACACAAATGCCTTGAAAAAAGCCGGTGTGTACGATGAATACGCAAAAGAAAGCGTTTCGCGCGTGCTGCGTATTACAAAGGCGAAGGAGCTGTAAATGTTCGAGGCGGAACGGGAGCGGTGCTACGAGGGTATACGGCAGTGCGATGAGTTTTTGCAAGTACATGTGCTGTTTTGGGGATGCAAAAAGATAACGGCTGACAAAGTATTTCCTGAAAATGCGCTTGCCTATTTCAGTGGAAAGCACGGATCAGGAGCTGTCATATTCCACCTAAAAGCAAAAATGCACTTTATCCGGCGACTTATCGACATGCAGGAGGCGGAAAATGCGCTTTATGTGGATTGATACTGAAACGACCGGTATAGACCCAAGCGATTCAGCCGCCTTTCAAGTCGCATGTGTGCTTGTTGATAACGGACAGCTGATCTGTGAGCGGTGTTTTTTCTTAAATCCGTTAAGCGAAACGATTAAGTACCACGAAGGTGCCGGAGCTGTTCACGGCTATTCAGAAGATCAAATAAAAGCGTTTCCACCTGAAAAAGAAGAGGTTCCGAAAATTGCCGCGTTTTTTGCGGAGGCAAGAGAACTTTTTGAAAAGGACGGCAGTAAGACTGAAAAGATGATTATTGCTGGTTACAACGTAGGATTTGATATAGGGCATATTAAAGCTCTTTTGGAGCGGAACGGCTATCGGCTGGAAGATTATTTTATCAACGTTATCGCTGATGTATTCCTGCAAGTAAAAAAGGCAGGGGTGCAGAAAGCGTTACCGTATCTTCCCGACAGAAAACTCGGCACTGTGGCAAAACACTTAGGTGTGAACCTTGAAAATGCACATGATGCTTTGGCGGACATTGAAGCGACACGTGAGGTTGCTAAAAGGTTATACCAAATGGGCATAGCCTTAATCTAAATGCAGAGGAGAAATTAAAATGAAGGTAAACGGAAATAATGCAAGTACAAAACTTGCAAATGCCCAAAATGGTACATCGCCGACTTTAAAACAGTGGGTTGCAAAAATGAGCGGACAGATTAAAAATGCGCTGCCTGCGAATATTACGCCGGAGCGCATGATGCGGATTGCGCTTACAGCTCTCTCAAAAGATGCAAAACTTTCAGGGTGTACGCCTGAATCCTTTATGGGTGCACTTTTAACATCTGCGCAGTTGGGACTGGAGTGCAACACGCCGCTTGGTCAGGCATACCTGATCCCGTTTTATAACAGCAAAAAAGGCTGTTTTGAAACACAATTTCAGCTCGGTTATCAGGGGTTGATTGATCTTTGTTACCGCACCGGACAGTACAAGAAAATTGTTGCGCGTGTTGTCTATGAAGGCGACGACTTTGATTATTCTTATGGGCTTGATGAGAAACTTATTCATCGGCCAAAAGAAAAAAGTGAAACCCCTATTTACGTCTATGCCTTGTACGAATTGAAGAACGGTGCAAGCGCATTTGAGGTGATGAGCTGGAAAGCGATTGAAGCGCACGCAAAAAAATATTCACAGTCGGTACAAAAGGGCTATACTTCACCGTGGACGACAGACCCTGAAAGCATGGCAAAGAAAACCGTCTTGAAGAAAGTGCTTAAGTATGCACCGAAAGTTGTAGAGCAGGCGGAGATTATTGCCGAAGCCGTAAACGGAGACAGCGCAATCATCAATACGAACATTATCAAAGATGGTAACGACTTCACTTATACACAAAATTTTGATTACTCACCCGAAAGCGCTGCATTGCACGAAGTTCCCGTGGAAACTGAAAAAACAGAAAATGCACAGCGCGGTAACAATCAACCGGCACAAAATAGCGCCCAAAACGGAAATGAAGGTGTAAACCAATCCCTTGATTCACAATTCAGTGAAAATGAAGTTATTCCCGACGGGCTGTTTTAAGAGGTTTTGATTGTGAAGATAACCGGTTTTTTTCACGGCATTTTGTATAAGGGGCAGATTGTGCTGCGCCCGACTGACGAAAAAGACAAAATTCTGATCGATAAACTGTTTTTATCAAAAAAACAGCGTGAACAAAGAAGCTGTGCGGAAATCCTTTTGAAATGCGACATTGATGCTCAATTTCAAAAACGGAGTTTCAAACAACTTAATGCCGTGTGGAAACTGGTAGAAGTTATCTTTGAATCAATGGAAAACCGTAAGCCGACTGAAAGCGAAAAATACGACTTGTATCTCGATTTGCTTGAACTGTATGCGGACAAAGTACCCAGTAAACTGCGCAAGGATACCTTGAGAAGTGTACATATTTCAGAATCAAATACGGTTGCGGCGGCGCGTTTTATCGACGGCTTACTGTACCACTTGGCTACCGACTGCCAACTTTCCTATGACTTGCAAGCGGATGTGCGAAGCATTCTGTATGAATGGGAAATATGGCGGGGAAAGCAAAAGACGGATTATATGGACAATCTGACGGTAGACGAATGGCGTAAGACGGCAAAGTACAGCGAAGCAAGCGGTGTAGGCGGCGATATTGATTGCCACCACATCGTAAGTAGAGGAGCTGCTCCGCAATTCGCAAATTGCGCATGGAACGTCTTAGCCCTTACACGTGAAGAACACGAATTTTTTCACCGGTGTGGCTGGCCTGCCTTTTTGGAAAAATATCCGCACTTGCGCGGTAAAGTTGAGCGGGCGTTTGAGAAAGCAGGACACTTACCTATTCCGCAATAATGGAGTCGCTGTAAGCAGTTTGTTTGCGGCAAAAGATTTGACAGACTAAACAATGAGAGGTTAAACAAAATGGAAAACAACCCTTTGGCGTTAATTGTAAAAGAAAAGACTCTTGGCAGTCTTGTTACCAATGCAAACGATATTAAAAAATATGTATCGGAGAAACTTAAAGAGTATTCCGTTGATAATTACATCGGCGGGGCAAAACAAGCCGCAACTGATAAGGCTGAAATAAACAACGCCATTAAAACGTTGAACGATCGCCGCATCGCGCTTGAAAAAGAATGGAATATGCCTTTTCAAGAGTTCAAAGGCATTATCACAGAAACGATCGATATGATGAAAAGCGCAAGCAGCAAACTTGATGTAATCGTCAAGAATGAAGAAAACAAAGAAAAGGAAGAAAAACGCTGTAAGATATTGGAGCTGTGGGAAGCAAAGAAATTCAATCTTATAACGCTGGATCGCATTTTTAATACACGATGGCTGAATAAAACATATAAGCTGGCAACGATTGACGTTGAACTTGACGACATTATCAGTCGTATCAATGGAGATCTTGCTTCACTCGATGCGTTCGGCGAGGACACCGCAGTTCTAAAAGACCTCTATCTGTCTACATTAAATTTGCAAGCAACGCTTAATAAGGGGGCGGAGCTTAAAGCAAACCGTGAACGGCTACTTGCTATGGAAGCACAGAAAAAGAGCGAAGAAGAGGCGAAAAAAGCGGCAGGAGCTGAACAACAAAGCGAAAGACAAGAACCGGAAGAAGAAGACGCGCAGACCGTTGTAGCGGTTGATTTTGACACGCACGAAGTAAAAAGCATATCCGTACCGATTGAAAAACCGGTGGAAGAACCTACTGAAAAGACATACCGATTCAACATCTATGGAAGTAAAACCATAATAAACAACGTAAGGGATATTGCTGCAGCAATGGAACTTGCTATTGTGCCGTCGATGACGCTTGAAGGCACGGTTGAACAAATCACACATTTTAAAGAACTTCTTGCTCACCGCAATATCGGCTATGACAAAACGAGAATAATCAATCTTGCGGTAAAACAGATTGATTAACAGGGTGGAATTGCAATGAGTGAAAAACGGATGTTTTCAAAGTCAATTACGGAAAGCGATATGTTTTTAGACTTACCGTCTTCCGCGCAGGCCTTGTACTTTCATCTATCAATGAATGCTGATAACGAAGGTTTTGTCAATAACTCTAAACGAATCAGAAAGGTATGCGGCGCAAATGAAGATGATTTGCAGCATCTTATTCGGAACGGTTTTTTAATCCGCTTTGATTCAGGAATTTGTGTGATAACCCATTGGAAAATAAATAACACATTGAGAAAGGATAGATTTACAGCAACGAATTATCTGGAAGAAAAATCAATGCTTGTTGAGAACACAGTTGGAGTTTATTCACTGAAAAAAGAGGTTGAAAAACCGATTGAACAACCGAAAGAAACGCTGGCTGCAGAGCCTGCGGAAGAAGCGCCTCCTATACCCGAAGCAGAACCGAAAAGCCAAAATGTTGGTGTTGACGATTCGGAAATCGAGGCGGAACCTGAAAAAAAATCGGAGGAAACTGCGTATGACTTTGAAACGGTCGTCAATAAAAGTTATGCAGAAATGATTTTCGACATCTATTTTTCACACGGGTTACCGTGCGGGAAGAATATCATCGAATTTACTATGCGTGATTTTAAGCTTGCGAGCGTTGCGATTAAACGATTGCAGTTAAATAGCGAGGATGTCATTCAAGCGGTGAAAAACTATTTAAAAGTCATAGAACTAAAACGAAAAGGGCTTACGTGGTGGAATAGTGAACAGAGTTTTTACAGCTTTTGTGAAAAAAATACCATTTTGCAATTTATTCCTGCGAACTTCAACTTTGAAAAGTATACAAAGAATGAGAATGGAATGAATTCTATGCCAGCTGACAGGATAGAGCTTTAAGAGGCAGGTATGCAAACTATTGATAAAAAAGGTTTTCTACCACCAATCAATCGACAGCCTATTGAGTTTATGTGCCAACGACACGGCAAAGTTACTTGTGAAGTGTTTGTATTATACGGTAAGGCATATCCCTTTTGTCCGATTTGTAAAAAGCAACAGGAAGAAGTCGAGCAGCGGCAGAAAGAGATCGAACAAGCAAGAGCCTCTTTTCAAGCGAAGATGAAAGCGAAAAATATTGAGCCTGAATTTTGGTTAAAAACTCTTGAAGACTACAAGGTGCAATGTCGGGAACAAAGCAGAGCACTTGCGGCTGTCAAAAAAATGATAGCTGAAAAGGCAGGAAAAATAATCATATTAGGATCGAACGGTGTAGGAAAAACAATGTTGGGAAGTATTGCTGTTAAAGAAATCGGCGGCAAGATTTTAACTATGTATGAAATGTCAAAAATGATACGCCATAGTTATAGAAAAAATGCAGAAAGAGATGAGTTTGAAATTGTTAATGAGCTTGCTTCTATCCCGTTACTTGTCATTGACGAAATGGGAAGGACAAAGGGAAGCGAGTCCGAATTGAACTGGCTTAGTTATATACTCGATAAACGGCATACAAGAGGATTGCCGTTTATGCTGCTTGCAAACACGCATTTAAAACGTGATTGCAAAGTAAAGGGATGCAAAAAATGTTTTGAGAACTATTTAGATAATGATATTTTGAGCCGGTTACGACAAAACACGGAAATTATAACAATTATTGCACCCGATTATCGGGCAGAGAAATAAGGGGTAAGCGAATGGGATTTTCAAGCACGGTTTGTTACAGAAATGAAGTGGGAAAAATACTTGCAAAACTTCGTGTCGATTACGGTGAATCGCAGGCAAAACAGGCCGCACGGCTTGGATTTAATCAGGCATATTTAAGCATGGTGTCAACTGATAAGCGGAGTTTTTCATACGAACTGTATAAGTCGATCATGGAGCACTACGCAGAAAAGGCTTCGGTTTTTAAGGAAGAGCTGATTAACGAACTTATAAAGACAGATGTTAAAGAACGGTTTACCGAACTTTTCCCGAATATGACACCGGAGCAAATGCTGTACATACTCTATGGAGAGAAGTAGGGAATAACTACGAGGGAGAAGAAAATGAGAGTAATAACGAAAACACACACGGGTAGTATTGTATCTGACACATACCTCAATCTTGAGTACCTCTATGTCGGCGATTATGGTAAACAAAACAATATTAAGGCTGATTTTCTCGGTTATACAAAACGAATTGATAAAGTCGAACATATGCCGGTTGATATTACAGAAAAATTGGTCGTAACCGTTTCCACGCAAAAAGGATGCCCCATGAATTGTAATTTTTGTGATTGCCCGAAACTCGGCTTTAAAGGCAATGCTTCTATGGCAGAGATGCTACACGAAATAACCGGCGGCATTGCGCTTTCAGGCATTAGACATGGAAAGCGGTTGAATGTTCACTTTGCACGTATGGGAGAGCCGACATTTAATTTTGACGTAATAAAAACAGCAAAAATTATCGGAGAGATAATAAAAGGGATGTTCGATGAATATCATCCTGTTGTTTCTACGATGATGCCAAAAAACCATAAGAAATTATTTCAATTTCTTATGGAGTGGGCATATCTGCAAAATACAGACGATTGGAACGGTGGTGTAGGTTTACAGTTGTCAATCAATACGGTCAATGAAGATGATAGAAACAAAATGTTTAATGGCAAGAGTTTATCATTATCAGATATTTCAAAGATTGCAAATTTATTACCATATCCTGTCGGAAGAAAGTACACACTAAACTTTGCTGTAACGTCGAAATCGGATTTAGACCCGAAGGTACTTGATTGGTATTTTGATAAGAAAAAATTCATTATTAAAATAACGCCCATTCACGAAACAAAAGAAGCCGTGTCAAACGGGTATGAAATTGTTACCGATTTTGATGTCTACGAAAAATTTGAAAAACCTCTTATTGCCGAAGGCTGGGATGTAATTGTATTCGTTCCATCAAAAGAAGAGGATACGGACAGAATAACGTGCGGAAATGCGCTCTTGGCAATTCAAGAGTTCGAGCGGAATACGCAATAGGCATAAGAGGATAAGAGAACCGGAAAGACGATGAAAAGCGAAGTGTTCAACATGGACTGCATGGAATACATGAGGCAATGCCGCGATAAGCAATTTAGTCTTGCTATTGTAGACCCTCCGTATGGCGTAGAGGATATGACAGGTAAAGAATTTTCACACGGTAGTGGTAAATTAAAGAATAGGATTTTTCAAATAGATTGTGAGCGTATTGATACATGGGATGTTGCCCCGCCTCAAGAATATTTTGATGAACTATTCCGAATAAGTGAGCATCAAATAATATGGGGCGGAAATTATTTTAATTTATCTCCCTTTAGATGCGTTGTTGTGTGGGACAAAGTACAGCCGTTTAAGAACTTTTCAGCTGTTGAAATTGCATGGACAAATTTTAATGAGCCTGCAAAGCTGTTTAAGTTTGATAATAGGTATTCAGGGAAAATACATCCTATGCAAAAACCTGTTGAATTATATAAATGGCTTTTAATGAATTTTGCAAAGGCCGGAGACAGTGTACTCGATACACATTTAGGTTCCGGTTCAAGCCGTATCGCAGCCCATGATATGGGTTTTGATTTTGTAGGAACGGAGATTGATACTGATTACTTTAAAGCGCAAGAATCGCGTTTTAACGAGTACCGGCAGCAGCTTTCTCTATTTGAGTTTGCAGGCGGACAAATACAAGGCAACCTTGCCTTATAACAATTTTAAGGAGCGAATGAATGACCATAGAAGAATTTGAGGCCTTACCTGCTTTTTATAAAAACAAACAGCTTCGTTTAGCAGAAGAACAGCAGAAGAAATATAAGGATAACAAACAATATCTTAAAACAGCAGACTTGGAAGGTAAAGCGGAAGTCGTTTTTGCGGATCAAGACTACGCTATTATCAAGCAATTTCCGTCATCGGCGAGATACGTTAAAGGCGATTTGTTTACCGCTGTCTATCAAAAAGAGGGAAAATGGTGGGCTTCCTGTACGTATTTTCCAACGTTCGAAGATACTCTCTTTTATATCCTCGGCGTTATAAAGGAAGGTACTAATTCTCATTTTGGAGAGTACGTTTCCAAACTTTTCAAGGCATTATAGAGGCAAATAAAATGAAACAGAAATTATTGGATATGATAGCGGAATTGGAAAAAGAAATTATCGTTTTCGATAATAAGAATCGCATAAAATTTGAAGAATTACATGCATCCTATAAAAATCGAAAGGAAGGATTATATACGTTTTTAATTGAAAAAGGGATGCCGCCTGAATGGAAGATTGACCGCATAGAAGATGATTGGACTCTCCATTTACACCTTAATACAGAATCTCTTTTGGGTATTGGCCGGGTCGCATTAAATCGAAAAGGAATTACATCTGCCATTTTGGAAGATAACCTTATACAAAGAGAAGCCTGTATAAAGCAGCAGAAACAAATTTATCGGGCGGTTAGTGATAGTATCGTTTTTTTTAATTCCATTGATTTTGACGAACTGGATAAAAAAGTACGTGAACTTGATTTTTGTACGGAAAATACAATCAAAACTCAAAGAGAAATCACCTATGAGCTGTATAGCAGATTAGAGTGGTTCAAAAAGTGTATAGCGGAGGAATAAAAGTATGGCAGCCTTGTATAGCAAAATAGAAAATATGGTAGAAAGCGAGTCGGAGCTAGCAGAAAAAGAACACCTGTTGTTTCACTCTTTACATGAATCCTATGGCGTCTTAGATGAAAAAATAGCGGAAGCGATTTAGAGAGGGAGAAGGAAAAATGATGAAAGAATTATTGATTGATATGGAGCAAGCTGCGGCGCGTGAGCTTGAACAGGCAAACAAACTGCACTCGTTGTTCAATTCATTACACCAATCGTACGGAATTTTAGCGGAAGAAATAGCCGAAGCAAAAGAAGCGTTTGAAGAAACTGAAAGAATGTTTGACAGGTTTTTTATGTGTATGCGAAAAGATGATTATAGTTCAGCAAATGATTATCTTGCTTACATCAAAAAGAATGCGATCGATTGCGCCGCTGAGATGGTGCAGGTCGCCGCTATGGCACAGAAAGCGATTGATAGTAATACAAAGTAGAAGCATAGAGTAAAAAAACAAATGTATTACTTATTTATCAGAAAAAAAGAAAAGCTAAGAGCCTATAAAGATCGGTTAGAAACCGTAAAGCAAAATATAGAAACCGGAAAAACACCGGTTTTCAATGAAATGAGCTCCGCAAAAACGAATCTTATCGAAAGCGTCCCGTATAATATCATCAATGGGGCTTTCACAATTATCGCTGTCTTTTTAATCGATTATATAGCATTAAATGAGATGTTAAAAATAGCCATTGTTCTGATAATCAATAATATGTGCGGGGCGCTTGCTAATTATATTTTTACAGCTATAAAGCATTATTTAAGAATGAGATTGTGTAAGCGGCTGCAAATAGAATCGAATGAAAGAAACATAGCGGCTATGGAGTCGCTAGAGTATCAATCGGTTTAGGAGGAGATAAATAAAATGCTAACCTTTCCACTGAAAAAAGAATGGTACGAAAAAATCAAAAGCGGTGAGAAAACAATAGAGTATCGTGAAGTAAAACCATATTGGACAAAGCGAATAGTGCTCAATTTTTTTCGTCCGATGTTCGGCTTATATTCACCGGAAGAAGTTTTTAAGAAGGTTTCATCGTTGGGATTTTCACAACAATTTGATGCTTGCGTCATGCCTTATTGTGCGTTACGGCTTGGATATACCAGAAAAATAATGACAGCTTATATTTCGTTGATTCAGGTTGTAGATGGCAAAGATACGGATTTGCACATAGATAAACCGGTATATGCAATCCATTTTCAAGACGTAAGATAGGAGGCAGAAAAATGACAGAAACAAATAAATGTACTAAAAACGGACTATGCGACGAATTGCTTAATGCCGTTGACAGCACTGATGGCGGCAAAGGAATAAAAGTGCTGCGCGGTATTACGCAGGAAATGATGTTTTCTCAAAAATTCAGCATTGCAGATGCGCCGATCATCGCTATCTTTTACAAAACTTGTGCAAAAAGTAAAGGCAGACTTTTTAAGTTTTGCCCGTTTTGCGGAGAAAAATTTACTTGGTCAAAATAGGGAGAAATACCATGACAGAACGTACTGAAACGCAACAGAAAATTGTAGAACTGACGGAAGCAATGCGCGACTTGCTTTTATACAAAAATGAAAAATACGGGGATAGTGCGCTGCACCCGAAGCGTATTTTTCACAAAGGAAATGTTGTCAGTTCAATTCTTATTCGGCTTGACGATAAATTGAGCCGCGTTATGGAAAACAATGATCAACTTCCACGCGTCAATGATGTGGCAGGCATCATCGGCTATTGTACCTTGCTGCTTATCGGTATGGGTGTGGAAAAAGCGGATATACAAAAGCTGATGGATTGAAAACCATGAAAGTAAATTATACATACCCATAATTTACTTTACGGCTTAAAAGTAAAATATACATAAGTTGAAGGGGAACGGAAATGACAATCGAAGAAATGGAAGCAAAAGGGTTTAAGCGGTATTCGGCTCATATCAAAAAACTGATCTTCACAGAGGAAATTGAGGTATGGGCAAGGAACATTGAAGACGCCTATAAAATATTTGAATGTTCCGCTGATGAAATCTTTGATTCTTGTTTTGCAGACCGTGAATATACGGAAATTCAAGGGCTGGCTGAATGTGAAGGAGATCTCCCAATAAGAGCTGACGGACAAGGGGCATTTGCTCGTTGTAACGAAGATTTTTACAAAAGCGAGGAGAAATAACCATGGTAAAAGGATTCAAAGGGTTTAATCAAGATTTGACCTGTAGAGGATTTCAGTATGAAATCGGCAAGACGTATGAGTACAACGGTGAAATTGAACTCTGTAGTAGTGGCTTTCATTTTTGTAGAAAATTACAAGATGTGCATCAGTTTTATGACTTAAAAACATCTCGTATCTGCGAAATTGAAGCAGATGGGAAAATTGATAATGATGGCATAAAATCTGTATGCGCACGGATACGTATTATACGAGAGCTATCACGTGAAGAGATTGATGCAGCAGTAAACACAGGTAAAGACAATACAGGGTTATTCAACAGCGGAAACCGCAACAGCGGAAACCGCAACAGCGGAAACTGCAACAGCGGAAACCGCAACAGCGGAAACTGCAACAGCGGATATTTTTGTGCTTGTAATAATTCTTCCGGTGTTTTTATGACAAAAAAAATCACGTATGAAGCTTTTAATAAACAGCTTACCAAAAAAGAATACGATGCACTGATAAACAGCGAAGGGTTTAAGATTTTGCAAAGTTTTAGGTTATACTCATTCAAAATTCGTACCGAAAAGAACGGACAGAAACACATTGCCTATTTATCTTACAAAGCAAGCTGGCGCATATTCTGGCAAAGGCTTACGCCGGAGCAAAAGCTGATAATTAAAAGAATGCCGCATTTTGATACGAATGTTTTTTATGAGATAACCGGTATCAAACTGGGATAGCTGCAAAGGAGAAATAAACAATGGAATTTGACAAATCGAGAGTGTACACCGCGGTAAATGCGGATGATTTACCGATTGGGAGTAAGTGTTTTTTTGCTGATACGATATTTCATCTACGAAAAGAAGTAACAGATGGGTTCATCTCAAGTACGCTTGAAAGAATAGAAAGCGACGATTTCACTTCACGCTTTGTAGATGACGGTGACTATCGTTATATCTATGCCTACCTTATCGAACCGCCCGCCAAACCGAAGTACAAGTACAAGCCGTTTGAAAGCGTTGATAAAGCGATAGAAGCGATTAAAGCGCATGACGGCTGGGTGGAAGATAAGGAAGCTCCTTTAAAATTACTTATCGTAGGAGTTAGTATTTCCGGTGTCTTAATAGGGAGGGCAAGTGTTACCGACTTTAATCGTTTATTTTCAGATTATGTTTTTGTCGATGACGGCAGCCCCTGCGGGGAATTGGTAGAGGAGTAAACAAAATGAAAAGACTTGCAACACATAGAGAGCTTGCAAAATGGTGCGCACAAGGGAAAGGTGAATGGATGCACCGGCCATCTAATTCAGGCACTGTGTACACGATGTATAAATATAACGAAATTGAAGCGGATTGCTGTATCACAGAACATGCAATAACAAAACAACGGATTGTCGTTCGGCGTTGGAACAGTATGGAGTGGAGCGATCCGACAAAGGAATACTTATTAAATAACACAGGATTAGTGAAGGAGTAAACTATGCAAGATTTAAATGACATTATGATTAAAAGCTGTCTTGAGGGAGAAAATTGCAAAACACAGCAAGAATTTCTGGAGAAAATCCTCAAATTAAAAAAGGAATATCTGGAAGCTGAAATCTGTTTTGTGACTAAAGGAAGTAAGGGAAAGGATATTCCTTTTTTCTTCTCACAAAAAATCAAAAGTGTATGGCTTGATAAGATAGTCAAAGACTCTTTTCTAGACAAGTCGATGCAAGGACGGCCGCTCTCTTATTTTTATACCGGTGAACAATTCGGTTTTTATGATTTGAACGATGAACTACCTGATACTCGTGATGAGCACCTAGCAATCGTTGTTATGTTAGAAGATGACTAGGACAATCCGACTTGATGATCTATCTATCTGTCTGCTCCGGTATTGAAGCGGCAAGCGTTGCATGGGAACCGTTAGGGTTTACGCCTGTAGGTTTTGCAGAGATTGAACCTTTTCCTTGCGAATTGTTGAAGCAAAAATACCCTGCCGTAAAAAACTATGGAGATATTACGCAATATGAAAAATGGAACGCAGGACAATTTGACATTCTGGTCGGAGGAACACCTTGCCAGTCTTTCAGTATTGCCGGAAAGCGAGGTGGAACCGCTGACGAGCGAGGCGCTCTCATGTATGCCTATTTGGGAATTGTGGAAATATACCGCCCCCGCTGGGTTATATGGGAAAACGTCCCCGGCGTTCTATCCTCGAACAGCGGATATGATTTTGCATCGTTCCTTGCCGGGTTGGAAGAATGCGGGTATGGGTGGGCGTACAGGGTGCTTGACGCTCAGTATTTCGGAGTACCCCAACGACGCCGTAGAGTCTTTGTTATCGGACATTCTGATAACAGGACAGACCTTGCCGCAGAAGTATTATTTGAGCCGGAAAGCCTGCGAGGGAATATTACGGCGGGCAGCAAAATGGAAAAAAGCATTACCGCCACTTTTAGAAAAAGCGTTGATTACTTTCGTAGAGGCGGAAACTACAAATATCACGAAGATACAAAAGCTGCAACGTTGAGAAATAGTGCATCTGTCGACTGTTTCGATTTGGTTTTAGATAAACCCGTTTCAGCAACTGGGAATAGTGCTAAAAGCATCTTGTATCTGACACATCCG